GCGTACTAATATTTTTGTACTGTAAAATATCTGTTTCGGTTGCCCATTTTTCAGCGCGGTCAGCTTCAATTGCTTCGGCTAATTCGCAAACAGTAAGCATAACAACTTCTGTTAATTTGCGCTCACCTTCCCAAAATCCGCGCGCGGCGTTACCTTCGTGTATTTCTTTTGCTAATTCGTTAAACATAATTATATAAATTTTACTAATTCATCAATTTCAGGAACTCTTATAAATTTTTTCTTAGTTATGCTGTTCATAATTCTAACCCGCGATATGTCAAAATATAAACAAGCTGAATCGACCGACATAAAGTTAATAATTGTATCATTAGAAAATACAGCTTTAACGTGCCTGTTTTGTTTTGGTATTTTGCCTAACTGTTCTTTAGCTGCATTTCGATTCTGAATGTATTTATAAACTGATTCAGCAGTTACTAAGCATTCTGTTTTTATATTGCCTAAAGAAACAAAATCTTCAAAATGCTTTACAAATATTTCATCGGGTTTCGCTTCGGTTAAATATCCAAAATTTATAAGCTGTCTTATTCGCGTACCAGCATAATTAGGATTTTTAGCGCCGTTAGGTTTTATTAGCTGCATCGCTTGTTCAAACGTTAAATACATATCTTATTTTTAAATTGTAGTCCTGACAGGATTCGAACCTGTATGATGTGTTTACAGCAAACATCTTTTACACACATCTTACTGCTGTTAGTATTTGCCACAGACTATTAGCGTCTACCAATTCCGCCACAGGACTTTAAAAAAAAACCGCCTGAACTTCAAAACAGGCGGCCCAAACTAAAAGACCAAGTACAACAAAGAAAAAATAAGATAATTATTTTATTTTTGCAAGTTAAAACGGCAAATCTGTATCATTATTTTGTGAAATAACTTCAACTTCTACTGATTGCGCTTTAGGCCCTGAATTAAATTTACGTACGTATGAAGCAATAATATCAGTATAGTATTTACCTTCATGTTCTCGGTATTCTATTTTACCTTCAATAAAAAGCATATCGCCTTTTTCAAGTTTAATATTATTCCAATAACTTACATTATGCCATTGTGTTTTTTCCTGCCATTCGCCGTTTTTGTCTTTGCTACTTTCAGATGTTGCAAAGCTAAATTTTGTTAATGTTTTTTCGCCAAATGTTTTTTGTTCGGGTTCTTTGCCAATTCTACCGATTAGCGTAACGCGGTTTACCATCGTATTTTGTTTTAAGTGTTAAAGAATGATTATTTGGCCTAAATTTACCTTTTGACCATATATCAAAGTCATCAAAAAAAAATGTTTTTACATCGCCTAATTTATAAATTCTATTTTCTCGGGTGCAGATAGCTTTGTAATTACCTGATGGTAAATGTTCAACTATTAGCCATTCGTGGCCTTCTATCTTATCGTGAAAAAACTTGTAAATCATAGCGCCAAAGTTCATATTTTTCAATGACACTTATAAGTATTTGAGCATATTTTTTTTCGGTTGCATATCCGCATTTTTTTAAACCGTGCGCCCAGCTTTTATAATCCGTTCTTTTTAGCTTTGTTAAATGTCTATAATGCTTAGATGTTAGCAGCTTTGAATGGTCGCGATATGACCACCATGCAGATTTATAAACTTGAAATTTATCTCGCGGCGTATCATCTGCATAAATCGCATATTTGCCCCTACCGCGATACTTTACGCCAAAGTGATTATTATGTTTAACGGCTAAACTTGAACGGCCTGCATTCGATTCTATAATGCCCTGTGCCAGCGTTATGCTTACAGGTATGTTATACAGTTTCGCTTCTTGCTTTGCAGTCTTTAAAAAGCGGTTTATATAACGTTCAATGTGATTTTGTTTTGGCTGTTTTTTTAGTGCCGGGAATGTTGCCGCTGATAATAGCAGCGCTGTTAAAATTAAGATTGCTGTTTTCATGTGTGTGTTTGTTTAAAAGTTGTTCGTTTAGCTGTTTGATTGTTTCTTTAAAATGTAATGGAAAGCAAGTATATTCCCAAAGATAGAACTCACATTGTTCATCTGTCCAGTCGGGTTTAAAATGTTTTACCCAATTTATGTAAGGCATTTGGTTTGCCATTTCAATTGTTAGTTCTGTCATGGTGTTTGTGTTGAAGTTAAAAAATTTTATGTCCACATCTTAAAGGCGTTCCATCTGAGTTAAATATTTGCATAGCAGCCCTATCTTTTATTTTATAAACAAAGCCATTTTCGCATCTTATATGGTAATCCCAATGCATTCCAACTTCATAAGGGTTTTTAGGTTCACAGCATATTGCAATTGAAAATATTACTGAAATTAATAATATAAATCCTAATATGGTTTTCATTGTGTGTGTATTGAAGTTATAAAAAATGCTGTCTTTCCAGCTGTCAGGTAAGTTTTTGTTCAGCGGCCTGCCTGTCTGGAACTACCGAAACCAAGTATCATTCGCAAACATTTATGTTATATGCTATTTTAAAAACCGACCTCAATCAAATGCTTTTTACTAATTGGCATATCTTCACCTTTAAAACCAGCGTTAGGAATGTAAAGTAATTCTACATTTTCTCTGTTATTACTATTTGATTTTTTAACACTCCAAGTTGTAATGTGTCCTTCAATTATTTGTCCATTTTTAATGAAGAATTTATCTTCTCCTATGTATTTGTATTTTGTCATATTATTTTAATTTGCGAAAGAAAAACAGCATATATAAAAAATGCGTTTTTAAATTATCCCCTGAACGCTAACAGTGCCAACATACGATTTGGAATACTTAGTAGTATTATCTTCGTTCCATACTCAGCGCTAAGCAGAGGGCTTATAAGTTGCATTATAATAAACTTCACCCATATTTGATTTGTAGTTCCATTCTACCGCTGCAATTATCTGCTGCTTTTCCATTTCTTTAGCTTGTTTAATTATTTCATAAGCTAAATCAAGATATTCTATTCCATTATCTGTTAATTCATCTATCAACCATTCTATTGCTGTCATTTTAAAGGTTTTATACTTGTTATCGAATCATTGTGAATCATTATTTTCAAAGTATCAGCACCGTTATATTTTATCATTTCAGGTGCTTTGTATTCGCGGCTGCAATCTATTAAACTATAACAGGCAGCAGCCAAAACAATAAATATTATTACATCCTTAATCATAATACTGGCATCTTAAATTTTCGTAATATGATTCTGCTTGCGCTTCGTGATATGCTTCTAATTCTGCATCGTAAGCATCTTGTAAGGCTTCATCTAAAAGTTCTTCAATATGCGATTCAGATGTTTTTAAAAACTTAGCTAATTCATCATTATCAATAAATTCTTTATCATCTATGTGTGTGCTGATAATCTCAAACCACGCATCACAATCGGGTTCTAATGGTGCGCCCCAACGGTCACGGCTTCCGCGTTCAGGTTCATTATAAATACCTACTACTGTAATGGTAAAACCATCGTAATTTAATTCTGCTGTCGTTTTCATTTTTAGAAGTTTTTGAAGTTAATAATTTCATTTAATACATCATAGTAATATTGTACTACTTCGGTTGTTTTTTCATCGGTCAAATCGTGTACTAATAAATCCGATACAACGCAGTCGCCTAATTCATCAGCAACCATTAAACAGATATTTATAGTGTGCAGCTTTTCAACATCGGTCATTTGTTGCCAGCGCCCAAAGCTATAACGCTCTATTAGTTCAGCTGCTTTATCTTTTGGTGTCATTCAGAAGTTAATAATCTGTTTGTTAATGTTTGTATCTGTTCTATTTCTTCGTACGTTATCTCAAAGCGTTCAATAATAGATTTTATATCTTGCATATCATTATCGGCTAATGCTATGTAAAGATTTAAAAGCATTTCAGATATTTCTTTTGTAGTGTACGCCTGAATAATTAAGCGGTTGTAGATTAGTAATGTTTTCATTGTGTGAAGTTTTTTGTTGTTAAAAAAATACGGTTTAAAAATTACAGCTGCCCTAAATTATAAATTTATAGTATTAGTAATAATACCTTTTTCATTTATTGTAATTATAGTTTTTTCATTATAAAAAGTATACTCAATGCTTATACATCCAGTTGAATAATAACCAATAGACCAATTAAAAATAATACTTGGATTATTTAAAAGTAAATTATCAATACAATTTCTTTGTGCATTTGTCATAATCTGAAGTTTTTTGTTGTTATTTAATCAAATCCTGACACGAAGATACAACCCTTTTTTATATTTGCAACTATTTTTATAAAAATTTTTATAAATTTTTTAAATTTATTGAAACGCAGCGCCCTGACATACCAGCTGCAAAACGCGTATTACTTCGGCGTGATGCGCCTTTAAGCCTTAAAAGAATAGTATTCCATGATATTTGCCAAGGCGTGCCGCTTAAAACTTTTTTTACATAAACAGATGTATTTAGTATCAAAAGTTCGTCACCAATAACGCGAATACCTAAACGCATTAACCTTTCGTTTGCTTCAGCTTGCGATGGCTTAACCGATGGCTGGTAATTAAATGCGCATTCTACTAATTCACCTATCGTTTTATTGCCTACATAGTTTTCTGCTTCTATTCGTATTTCTTGACTTAGTATCTGCTGTAAGCATCTTTGTTCATCTGTTAGGTCTTCTTTGTCTTCTTCATATTTGCGCATTTCTAAAATCGCGTTTGCTTCTTCTAATGCTATTTCGGCCGTTACCGGGTCATCGTGCAGCGTATGCCACCAACCGCCCATTAGCGCCCCGAACTGGTCACCTACTGCCCTGTCCTCAGTTAATAGTGATACGGCGTTTGTAAATAGCCTAATGCTTTTTTGTATGTTATCAGCTAAATTTAGCATTCGCGCCTGAAAACGTGAACCAAAATCATCAGTAATAACTTTATTCTTTAGCTTTTCAAGTTCGTTAAATTGTTTTGGGTCGGGTAACTTCTTTAGTTCTAAAACACAAAAACGCCGCTTATCAGAATCATTTACTAACTGCGGGTTTATGCTTACAAATAAAAAACAGCTTCTTACAAAATAATCAATAGCTTTACCATCTTTGCCGCCTTTTGCAATTGCAGGCGATTTTTCACTACTTGCGGCCCTTGCTAATCCTATTATTTCTTGCATACGTTGCGCTGCGCGTTCATCATTACCTTCGCCTTCATCAATTGTAACAGGTAGTGCATCGCTATTTAGTTTTTGTCTTACCGCTGGTTCGGTTGCCGCTGTGCCCTGTACACTAACTGCAATGTTACCGATAACTTCATTTATAATATTTTCTAAAACCCACGATTTACCATTACCGCGCGGGCCTGTTATCCAAACGTGGGGCCGCCATTTTAAAATACCTGAAATTGGCGCCAATGCTAACCAACCTGATAATAGTATTGCATCGGCCTTTGTTTGCCAATTCAGCTTGTTTAATATCTTAGGTATCATACCCGCTTCAGTAGGCAACAGCGCCGCTTCAATTGGCATATCAATTGCCTTATTATAAACATAGCTATATTTTGTATCTAAGCCGCCTAAATTGTAGCGCTTTTTATCCTGTATCAGCTGTTGCCCGGCATGAAATACAACGCCGTTTTTTTCCTGCCATGCACCGCGACCGCGTATGTTTTCAGTATTGTAAAATCCAATAGCATTACAGAAATTTATAAGATAATCTGCCGCCGTGGTTACTTCGTAATTACTATTGTCACGGTTCGGAAAACTTGTTACCCAAAATTCTAACGGCGCAATGCTTAATAAATTAGCCTTGTTTATTGTTACAGCTTTGTACTTTACAATCGACATTGTTGAACGAATGTAGAAATAGTAAAGCATTTGCCCATCTTCAATGCCCCAACCTAACGGTCGAAAATAGCCACCTATAAACCCTTTTTTATCGGTTTCGGGTGCTGATGCTGCTGGCCGTTCTGCTTTTGGTTTCTTTGTACTTTGTTTGGGTTTTTGTTCCCAGTCTATCGGTTTGTCTTGTTTCATTGTCTTATGATTTGCTTACCTACGTTAAATTTTTTAATATTTTGCATTAACCCGCGCACCGTTTCAAAAACATCTTCGGTATCAGCCATTATAGTATTTATCATTTCAACAGATGTTTTTATCAATTCGCGCTGTACATGCTTTTGTATTAGTATTCTTGCGTGGTATTCTAAATTTGCCGAACTTGCAACACGATTTGTTAATTCAGCTAAATAGGCAGGTCCGCCGCAACGGTATTTTAATTTTTCAGCCACGGTTATAATATCTACTACTTCAACTGATTGGCAAAGTTCAAAAATTAGTTTGTGATTATCAAAATAAAAATGCTCAGAGCTTAAAAAATTAACTTTATCGCGGGCGTTATTATCTACTAAGATAGCGCCTAAAATGACTTGTTCTAAGTCTTTGCTATTAGGGAAAATTATAGATTTTTCAAAAATACTTTGTTCTTTTTCTTCAAGTGCAATAATGATATTTTGCAGCGTTAAAAGTTGGCGTTCTTTAAGTTGTCTGTAATTTTGGCGCTTAGTATCGTCTTTGATGTAAGCATCCATTTTTAGCGCTTCATCTTTAAGTTCTGATAGTAGGTTTTCCGCTTCGTTGGTCATATGTTTAAGTTTTTTAATATTTTATAAAGTACATTAACTACTATTGAATTACCAGCTTGTTTGTAGGCTTGTGAATCTGAAACAGGCCAGGTAAAAGTGTCGGGAAAGTCCATAAGTCGGAAGCATTCGCGAGGTGTTAGGCGGCGGATTTGATGTGTTGATTGATAAACTTTTTTACAAGAATCAATATATTCACTTGATGAACCTTGTCTACCTATTGCTTCTGTTATGCAATTATGTATAATAACATTATCCTTTTGAACAGTAGTAATTGAATTAGTATAATCACTATTATTTAGTTCTAATGTTTGTTCATTGTTTTCGCCTCTTCCGCGTATGGCACCACAAAATATAAGACCCTCTTTTTGCGGATTCGGATTAGCTAATAAAGTATCAGAATATTCTTGATTTTTTAAAATCAGTTCTTTGTCTTTAAAACTTCCTAAATCTAAACCAGTCTTTTTAAAATGTTCTTTGCGCCTTTTCTTTTCTTCTTCTGAGCGACCGAATGCAACTACCATTACACCTTGATTGCATTGTGTATCCAATGTCTGCGCTACACCTTTGCCAACTCTACCTCGCCTTGTTTCGCTATTCGGTACGCTAAAATTTATCGAATCGCCTTCTGTAGCTTCTTCATAACCTTTAGATGTTGCGGAGTTGATTTTTAGTAATTTCATTCCTGAATGTTCATTTCCATCACCTCTTGCTGTTAAACAAGACATTAAATTACTTTTTTCATTATATAAATTACATTCTAATGGGTTTTTAAATGATTTCCATTTTGAAATTTGATTTATTTTTTCATCACTCAAAAAATACTTTTCATCTACCTCGCTTTCAAGTACATCTTTCAACCGCTTTGTCAAATGTTCCTCAGCCGGGAAGCTAAAATTATTATCTTTGTCATCACGAATACCAATTAAAAAAACACGCTCTCTATTCTGTGGTACACCGTGATGCTTTGCGTTTAATACTTTCCAATATAAGTGGTAATCTACAGCATCGGCATAAGGAAACAAAACAGGTGAACCATTAACGGATTTACCACCTAAAAAATTAACCCATTCCGAAAATGTTTTACCACCATCATCTGATAATAAACCTTTAACATTTTCAAAGATAAAAAAACGTGGTTTATTCTTTTCTATAAATTCTAAACTATTAAAAAACAAAATACCTCTTTTGTCATTTTTGCCTAATCGCTTTCCTGCAAGACTAAACGCTTGACAAGGCGGAGAAGTCATATAAATGTCCAAGGATTCAGATGGTATTTCACGCTCATAAACATTTGTTGGATAATATTCTGGCTCTCCATAATTATGGACAAATGTTTGCCGAGCATATTTGTCCATATCGCAGGCAAATATTTCCTTGTATTCAATGCCGAGCCTGTTCAGCGCTTGATTAAATGCACCAACACCGCTAAAGTCTGAGCCTACTGTTTTCATATCTCATCTGCTTTAAAGTCTTCATCTACCCAGCGCAAAATATCACCAATGCCGCCCGATTTTCTGACTTGTTTAATAAAATTGATTTGTTCTTTTGTAGCTTTACCGCTAAGGTTTTTTACTTCGAGGGCTGTAAATATAGCAATTTTTTTACCTACCATATCTTTAGTTATAATTTTTTCAGTCCATCCGATTAAATCAGAACTGCCAACGCATAAGCCAAATGTTATTTGCCGGGGTTCGGTTATTATAGGGCGGCTGTTAATTACCGCCCGTTTGCCCTGAAATGCTGTGCCCGTATTATTACGAAATAATATGCCGTGTTTGCTATGCCGCGCTTGAAGGGCCTTGTATAGGTCTTGTTCTTTCATGTTATCTATCTACTATTACTATTGAATTAGGATATTGTTTTAATGCGTTTAGGTAATTTTCAACAAACGGCACAAAGTTTACATATTTGCCCCAACCATTTGGCGAATCAAACTTACTAAAATAATCAGGTCTATTTTTTAGCAAATCTAAACCTTGTTCGATAATATCAATTATGTCACTTGCAATTATAGTTACTGAATCTTCAAATGCCATTTCAATTTTGTAATCTTCAGTATGTACATAATCTTTATGCAGTTGATATGGCCGCCAAAGTGCTTTATAAATGCCAGCTTGTTCAGCCATTAGATATAAATTGTGTGTTATGTTAGCACCATAAAGTTCTTCTTTTTCTTCATGAAAATTTACCATATCATAGCTAACATATTTTATTCTGTATAATCCAACATCTAAACTCATACTTTCTTACTTTTAGGTGAACAGCCAAGCCAAAAACTAAATGAAAACTGTTTAAGTCTATATCCTTTAATTTTATACTTTGCCATTGTTTCGTTAAAAATATCTTGCATTACTTTGTCTTCACATTCGTAATTCATGAACTTAATATCTTTTTGGCCGTGTTCGTTAAGTTCGGCATTAGCTACAAGTTCATCGAAATCTGCGGGCGGTTCGCTAACAGCATAAACACGCCTAAAAATTTCTAAAAGTATTTCGTAATCTGTTAATTTTTTGCGTGGCATTGTTCAAATTTTTTAAGGTAATTTAATGTGCTTTCATATTGATAACCATTTGGGCCGCCGTTCCACATACGTGCTAATTCGCCATAATCAGGATATTTGCCGTACTTTTGCGCGTACACGTGGCAATTGATACCCATAACCGCCCAAAATACTCGTTCAGATTTAACTGAATCAAACATGTCTTTATGATGGTAATTAAGTAGGTCTTGCAAGCCCGAACCTTTAACGCAAACCGCGTGCATCTGATATCTACCAAAAGCGCGACCGCTATCACCTATTAAGCTATCGGTGTTTTGCGTTTCAATTTCGCCAATGGCATTTATAAAATCGCTGTCGGTATCGCAAGTGTCGCGGGTTATGTAAACCGTTTTTACGATAACTTCGGGTTTGGGTTTGCAGCCAAATAAAACGGCTACTAAAATAATAAATGCTGTTAATTGTTTCATAATGTTAAGTTTTAAATATTCCTGTGGCATCGGATTGAACGATGCTTAAGACCTGAACTTTTAATAAAGTCTTGTTTTTCGCCACATAAACTACACAGGGTTTGTGATAAATTCAATGTTTTTTAGTTTTATAAAATTCGTTCCATTTACGCAATACAGCAGCTTTTAAATCATCGCGGTTTATAGCGTTCAAACCGTGTTTATTGTTTATGTATTCAATAGAACCTTTGTCTTTTAAAACCCTACTTTCAAATACAAAATAAACCCATTTATCTTTGTGACCGCGCTGAATTTTTAACTGCCATAAGTCTTCAAGTGTTCGGCTTTTTGCCTGCTCAGTACGTTTAACTTTCAATAGTTCGTCAAGTGTTGTTTCATCTTTTACGGCAACGCCTGCAACCTGTTCAATTTCGCTAACCTTTACAGGCTCAACAAAACCACAATAAGGACATTTTAAGTGTGTTTTTTCATAAGTTCTAAAGCATTCTGTACAATCTTTGTATTCATTATCAATCTGTTCATCTGTATCTTTGCGTTTTCGCTTTTGCATTCCTTCTAATGACCATTCGCGCGTCATTAGTGGGTGTCCGTGTAGTTTTTGGTTTCCGACATGATCTAAAATCAAACAGCGGTCTTTGCCTTCCATCGGTCTTAATCCGCGCCCTACTATCTGTAAATATAAACTAAGCGACATAGTGCGTCTAAGCATGCCTACAACGCTAACTGCTGGTATATCTGTACCTTCACTTATAAGGTCGCAAAACGTTAATATCTGAATATCGCGATTCGCGAATTGCGATATAATTTCTTTAACTTCGTTTTCGTGAAAGTTTCCATTTATAGAAACTGCCTTAAACCCAGCTTCATTAAATGCCGCTGCTACGTTATCAGCATGCTTAATATTTACGCAGCTATAAATAGCAGGTTCACCCGGTGCTAAACGTTTATATTCTTCAACTGCATTGCCTGTAATCGCAGGTTTATCCATTTCTTTAAATAGGTCATCAGCTTTATATTCGCCGTTTTTATCCTTCTTAATCTTAGTAAAATCGGCAAGTGATTTGAAGTTGTAATATTCAGGCATCACTAAATTTCCCATTTGCACTAATTCAGCGGGTAACGGCCCTAAAACTAAATCACTAAACACATCGCCTAATCCTTGACCATCGCCGCGCCACGGTGTAGCAGTAACGCCTAAAACATAAACAGAATCTTTGTAGAAATCTAAAATATCCTTCCATGTTCCCGCGTTGGCGTGGTGCGCTTCATCAATAATAAGCAAGTCAGGTTGTGGCACTTCATTAAGCCTATTCTTTAAACTTTGAACGCTGCAAACTTGCGCTGGTAAATAATACTGTTTTGGTCTGTTGCCTGCTATAAAACCATGCCTTAATCCGTATCTTTTGCAACGTTCCGAAATCTGATTAACAAGGTTTTTTTTATGGACTAAAAAATAAACACGTTTACCTTTGCTAACTGCTTCCATTGCCATATAAATAAACGTTTCAGTTTTGCCACCGCCCGTTGGTAATACGAACAATACTTTTTTATTCCCCTGTCGGTAACTCTCTCTTATGTCGCTTACGCTTTTCGATTGATATGGCCGTAGCTGTATTGTGTTCATTTTCGATTTGGTTTAAAGCATTCATAAGTTTAAAATAAATAATCAATGTTTGCGGTTCTACCTTTGACCAATATTCAACCGTTTGCCGCCCTACATCGGCGCGCCTGCAAAGTTCCGAAATACTGATGCCTAAAATGTCGCATCGAATAGATAGCTGTTCAAATGTTTTCATAATATTTTTTAATTTTTCGTTCAATTGTGTTGCAAAGTTAAAAAACCTTTTTAAATTTGTGCTATTATTTAATAAAATATTTTTAAAATTTATGACAAATCAAGAGTATCACAAAAAAACTGAGTACATCAGTAAATCACTTTTAGACTTAGTACATAAGTCACCCGCGCATTATAAAGCCTATATTGAAGGTGAAAAACAGGCGCCAACATCAGCTATGAACTTAGGTAGTTTAGTTCATAGCGTTGTATTTAATCAAGATAATTACGCCGTTATGCCAGAATGCGACCGCCGCACAAAAGAAGGTAAATTGATTTATGAATCATTTATTGCTGAATCCGAAGGCAAAGAATTATTTGTATCGCATAAAGATTACGAATTGGCCCTAAACATTAGAAATGCTGTATTAGCACATCCAAAGGCTGCTATACTATTAGAACAAGGACAAGCGGAATTGCCTATATTTGGTAAAATCGCAGACCTTGACGCAAAATGCAAAGTAGATTTTTTAAACACAAAGTATAACGTTTGCATTGACCTTAAAACAACAACTAATTCAGCACCCGGTGAATTTGCTAAATCTGTTTGGAATTATCGCTATCACGTTCAAGCGGCGTTTTATATGGACCTAACAAAGGCTGAACGCTTTATATTTATAGCCGTTGAAAAAGAAGCTCCGTTCAATGTCGAACTTTATGAACTTGACCCCGAAGCTATCGAACGCGGCCGCCAAGAATATTTAGCCGATATTGAAACGCTAAAAAAATGCAAGGAAACAAATAATTTTCACGGCTATACAACTGATAACAAAATTCATATTCTTTCATTGCCTGGATGGGTTAAATAAATAAAGTATGGAAAAGCATTATTTATATGTTCTTGAATGCGAACAATACTATAAGATAGGCAAAAGCAATAATCCAAAAAATAGATTTACAGCAATTAGAACTGCTAATCCTTTTGAGGTTAAACCAGTTATTTGCATATTTTCTTATGATAAGAATAAAATTCATTTATTAGAAAAACAACTCCATCAAAGATTTATAAGAATAAAACACCGTAATGAGTGGTTTCAAAAAATTGATACAATAAAAGAAGCTGTAATTTTAAAAGTAAATGATAAAGATTTTTTCTTATTTGAAGAATTTGAAAAAATGTATTACGGTATTCATTCATCTGATTTAAAACGCGATAAAACAATTTAACAAACCATGACACAACTAACAAAACTTCCAACACTTCAGGAACTTCTAATTGAAAATGAAGACAGCCTAAAGCAAAACGCGCTTACTGTTTTATTGAATCAAGATCCACCAGCTAAGTGGTTAGTTCAGCATCCAATGATTCGCGATTACCGATACATACCTATTGAAAAAATAGAATATCTGTTAACGCGTATCTTTGGCAATTTTAACGTTGAAATACGCTCAACACAGATAGTAGCTAACTCAGTAGTAGTAACTGTAAGACTGCATGTAATAAACCCTATAAACGGCCAACCAATGTGGCAGGATGGCATAGGCGCGGCACCAATTCAAACTGATAAAGGTGCAGGCGCAACTGATTGGAACGCCGTTAAAACAGATGGCGTGCAAAAAGCTGCACCCGCCGCCGAAACTTACGCCGTTAAAGATGCAGCCGAAAAGTTTGGTAAAATATTTGGCCGCGATGTTAGCCGCAAGGGCAGCATGAATTATACTGATTTGCTGAAAAAATCAGCGTTTAATGATGAATTAGAAAAATAAAAGTGTTATATTTGTGCCGTTGATTCGGCTTCACAATTAGAATCATAAAAGATATTAAAAGCCATGCTTGAAGTTGGTAGTGAAGCCCCAACAGATAGTGTGGCTTTACTTTTTTAAAAAAATGTTATGGAACTTAAAATTAAAGAAGAATTTAAAAAGCTGATTCCACCGCTTACGCCTGATGAATACAAACAGCTTGAAACAAATTGCATTGAAGAAGGTATTCGCGATGCTATTATTACTTGGAATGGCTATATTATTGATGGGCACAATAGGTATAAGATAGCACAGGATTGGCAATTAAGTTTTAAGAGTATAAGTAAAAATTTTGATAGTGAATTTGATGTTGTTGAATGGATGCTGGTTAATCAGTTAGGTAGAAGAAATATTACACCTGAACAAAAAGATTATTTGATAGGTAAAAAGTATGAAAATGAGAAACAAAGACAAGGTAGACCAGAAAATAAACTTGACAAAATGTCAACATTAACATCTCAAAAAATAGCTAATGAAGTTGGTATATCTGATAGGCAAGTAATAAGAAACGAGCAATTTGCTAAAGGTATTGACAAAATGAATGATGATTTGAAAAACGTTGTATTGCAAGGTAAATCTTCATTAAATAAACAAGACATTCAAATTATTGCTAAAGCTGAACCGACATTTGTTGCAACTACAGAAAAGCAAATAATTGAAAAGGCTAAAGAATTAAAAGAGCAAAAAGCGCAAGAATTTAAAGCTAAGATTGAGCAAAGAATTGAACAGAAAACACAAGAACAACCTATTTCAATTGATGAACAAATTTTGTTTGATAAGATAGAACAAGGCGAAACGGTTGTTATAAATATGAATTTACATTTTCACGTTTTGAAATATGCTAAAGACAAAGGTATTTATAAACAAATAGATAGGTATTCAGAATTTGGCAATCCTTTTTTTTTAGATTCTGATGGTACACGCGATGAAGTATGTGATGGCTATATTGAATACTTTAAACACAAAAGAAGCCTTCACAGCAAAGTAAAAGATTTGAAAGGTAAAGTTTTAGGCTGCCATTGTGCGCCTCAAAGATGCCACGGTGACCATTTAAAACAATTAGCAGATGAAAATTAGATTCTTACAAGTTGCCATTGCCCAATGGGAACATAACAACAAATTAAAAGGCACGTTTCATTGTACTATAGGCATAAACTTAGATACATACGAACTTACAAGAATGTACCCGGTAGAAATGTATAAAATGCAAAAACATGGTG